AAAATGCCCATTTCTTTTTTCGATAATTTTATCAACATACGTTGCGACAGAGATTTCACCCCGTCAGCCGATGCGGGACAGATCTCTTTAATAAATCAGTCGGTGGCTGTTCTTACTGTTGACAACGTCAACTACAAATCTGACTTGATACTCAGATCGGACTTTCAAACCGTTGGTGCAAACGTTTCTTCGCACATAAAAGAAAACTACACTGACTTCTCTGGATACAATCGAAAGTACATAGATGAAGCAGGAGTTTACAATCCTGGCCTTGCCCTAGAAGAGCACGCAAAGACCGGCTTCGAGAGAAGAGTCGTGTCAGCAGATACTTACGCTCTAGTAAGTTCTATGATACAGAACGATTCTCATGAGGCATTTCTTTACAACATGCTCGTCACATGGTATAAGTCTGTTCTCTACAGAATGAACAAAGGGTCAGATTATAAATTCTATGCGCGTTTGTCCCCTTACGAGGACTCTCACGTCGTAGTCTCCCTGGGTGAAGGTTTCGAAGATCAAAATCTAGAAATAGAATTAACCGACCCTTCACTTGATACTGAGATTAGCTCAGTAAACACCCTTCGTCGCACTGTTGAGAATTATTGGCGCCACCCATACGTATTACACTATAACGGCTCGTCCAATGAACAAGAAGCCTTTTATCTTGTGCACTTGGCCGGCCGTAGTCAGGTTTCGCCGCTCAACTTTGATGTAATCATCCCCAATACTCTCGCAGGTCAGACTGTCTTACTCGATCCTGTCAACCCTCGCGTTGGTCAACTGAACACACTAGACTTGGACGTCTACACTAAGTCAGAGACTATCTGGGCGTGGATCATTGATTACGTCAGACTCAACCGTGTTGAGCAAGGTTTTGCTGCGGCACTTGAATGTCTGTCTGCTCTCGCCTTTCAACCACTGTGGGAGAGTGCAGAGGCTTGTGCTTGGCAACATGCTCAGATTCAATTAACATTGCCGCAATTTCAACCTACAAGGGCAAGAATCCGCTCCAACCTCACTGGCGAAGCTTATACTCCGTACCAGTCTGCGAGCGAGTTTGTCCTTGATGCTGCCCGCGCACCGTCGAATTTCGTTCAGTCGTCTGCCGTGCTGAATTATATTACCTGGTATGGATTGTACACATTGCTACATAATGATGCCCGCTCCAGGCAAGATTGGAGAGTGACTCTCACGAGTAATGCTGACGAGTTACAGGTATTGTGCACACCATCGGCCAGGTCTGCGGCTATCGCTGTGGTCACTGGTCAACAAGTTACAACTTGCATGAACGATGGTATGTACGTTTCCTACAATTTTTCACCTATGAGTGAAATATCGGTTTTAAAAGTCGTCAAAACTAAAGACGCCCTCTTCGCGCAGACAGGTGTCTTGATTGATGCGCTTGTTGCTCCAGTTAGTGGTGCCCTGTTATTAGGGACTTTCGTCGATACTTATGAAACCACCACTCATCTGACCGGAGTCCAGAAGTTTGAGAGCTTTCAGCCATATGGGACTTATTTATCTCTACGCCATGCTTTGAAGCTAGCAAACTTATACCGGTTGTTTGGCCACAACTTGACACTCCAGCACACGGCGACTGGAGAACAATTTACACCGTGGGCGAGTTCTCAGACTTGTATCATCGAACCTTCGGCTGTGGCTTTTGATCCAGCTAAGCCCAATGACATCGTTGTTGTCACCAGTACTCCGCGTGAGGGGCGTAACTGCCCACTACCGCACATCGCGGTCTTAGCGCGTTCAGAAACCGTTACGCTCACCATTCAAATGCCTAGTATAGACGTAGTCAAATGGAAGAACCGTCGTTCTAGAGCTACAGGGTACACTAGTTTCACGAGAACCAAGATAACGCCTATTTTTAACATTAGATCGGCTGCGACTGTTTCGTCGCAGAAGTTTCACGCTAAACCCGTTTTCAAACCTGTTGACCAACCGCAGGATTTTCGCAAACAAATACCCACGATAACTCCGGAAAAGCCAGAGATAACGATCACGCCTGTTACGCCGGAACCGCCGTCAGCGCCTGTCCACACGGAGTCAAATACATGAATTGTGAGAAGTGTCGGCTAGTATACAAGCCACACTTCTCACCATTACACACCGAGTCGAGCTACATGACTTGGTCCCATCTACACGATCGGACCAGAGTGTCGTTCGACATCTTATCAGTCGATTCTCACCCCGCTGATAAGAGTATTAAGAGTGAGACGTTTGAGCGGCGTGGTGTCCCGGCCGCTCTAAAACGAAGCACAGCGGACGTCTACAGCGCGGTACCTGTAGAGTACGCCGATATGGTCTTGATTGATTGTATTGACGCACCCATTGTCCTCAAGAACATAATGTACTCATATTACGGAACTGTAGTCAAAGCCCATTTGATTCGTTCTGGTGGGAAAACTTATGTTTACTATCTTGTCAACCAATTCCTATCTCCCAACAGTAAAGACATCTTGGCGGTATTATCTAGACATTTCATGAATGACTACCGATTTTACTATAACGAACCTTGTTCTCTTGACAACATACAATTAGCCATGCCTCACGTTGCGGGGAAGGCTACATCGCATCATACCGTGGCGTCGATAGTATCCCTGCCTGCACCAAAAATCTCAGGACAGCATCACCTTCACTTTTTAGCTCATGAGGTCTGGCAGTCACTTGACCCTGAACAACAGAAGAAAGCCGCGTCTGCCTTTTTTCTCCCCCGAGACATAACTACCACAATGATGGCTGGCGTTTTACTGTGGCTCGCTTCCTTGTCGGACTTGTTGTACGAAGTAGTCGTTCAGACACCGCTCTTGCGCGTGCCCGACGTCGCCACTTTTATCAAAGTAGGGAAAGCGCTATCGGTTCAAGCGAAATCTTTGCAAAACCTCGTACGAGAGGATTTGCGACCGCTATTCGAAGCAGACGTACTCGTAAATCGCGCTTACGGTCAAGTCGATTGGCTTCAAGAGAAGCTTAATCGTACTGAACCACGTTTAGCACGGATCGATGAAAATGTCATATATAGAGAAGCTTGCAAGCTCTTCTCACAGCGGGACCCTGTCAAAGAGAAACCTAGACACTTTAAATGGTCCGACTTCTGGGAAGCTCGATGGCAGTGGTCAGCGGCAGGAAGTTTCCATTCTCAGTACCCTGATGACTTAAAGTATTTATCAAAGGAGCAAGAACTGCGAAACAAGTTCATAGCTCTTATTACTATGCCCGACATCTCAATAGACACTCTGTTACAAAGGACGCCTCAAGTCCATGCTTGGTCGTCTGTCAAATATGAGTGGGGGAAGATGCGAGCCATATACGGTACCGACATCACTAGTTATATACTAACGCATTTCGCTTTCTTTAACTGTGAGGATACTTTGCCTCGACACTTCCCAATCGGTAAACTGGCACGACCCAGCTTCGTGTCAGCACGAGTACGGGCCGTTTTGGATAATGCCACACCCTTGTGTGTGGACTATGAAGACTTTAACAGCCAGCACAGTACTGTTGCGATGCAAGCAGTTATGCAAGCGTATCTAGATGCCAACTTTCAATCGTTCTCCCCGGATCAACGATCAGCGGCACTCTGGGCGATACAATCGCTTGGTGATACCATTGTGCATGATAACGCCGGCACCAGGACTACGTACAGTTCAAAAGGCACACTTATGAGTGGGCACAGATTGACTACTTTCCTTAACTCAGTCCTCAATTATATATATACTACTCAATTGCTAGACCCTGAAACAACTCTCTTCAGGTCCGTCCACAATGGAGACGACGTACTAATTGGTACTAATAACTTCGCTACCGCAACAATGCTTGTCCGTAACTCGCACAACCTTGGGATACGTCTACAACGATCCAAAAGTAACTTCGGCGGAATTGCAGAATTCTTGCGAGTAGATCACATTCGTGGCACTCACGGGCAATATTTAACTCGCAATATAGCGACTTTAGCCCATTCAAGGATAGAGTCTAAGGTCGCAGTAGGCTTGCCAGACGTCTTGGAGGCAATGGAAGAGCGTTTCACCGAGTTTGTTACTCGAGGTGGCCCTCTACACACGGTCGCGGCCTTACGAAGTTTGTATTATCCACGCATGGCACAGGTATACCGGTCTGATGTCAGTGTGGCTTATGCAATAAAAAATTCTCACAGAGTCGTAGGTGGCATTGACCCGTCACCTACTGCCTCTATACTACAAACAGTCATAACGCAGACGGTGGCGATGACAACAGAACTATCACCGTCTTTGCCAGGAGTACTCTCTTATGCAAAAAAACTTAAAAGCGTCTTAGATCTAGACGTATCAGTTGCTCTTGTCCGTGACAGAGTTTTTTTCAGCGACACTTAGCGCCGTACAGCAAGTAAGGAAATCGATTACACTTACTTCAACCATAAACGTACCGCGCAAGATAGTGCACAAAGCGCTGTATAAAGCTTACCAGGAAGTCACTGACAATGTCGCCTTCGGTAAAGCGAAGATGACAGGATTCGTTTTCGATGTAATGTCCAAAAACCAATCTCTTCACAGTCTTTCAACCATCTTAGGGTCTTCAGAAGACCCTCTGGAATTGTTGAAAGTACTGACATAGCTCAACCAGGGAGCAAACTTAGAA